GTCAGATTTTCGATCAGACCGCAAAGAACCCGCAGGCTTTTGCTCAGGCAGCCGATCTTGAGATGGAGTCGCTTAAGACTTCGCTTCTTAAGGATCAGCAGCGGATCCTCTACGGTGATGGCACTGGCCTTCTCGCCGCAGTTTCCGCAGCCACCTCGCCTGCTGCAAACACCGTAACTGTAGGTGCTTCTGGTACTTACTGGCTTGAGGTTGGTCAAGTAATTGACATTCTCACCCGTTCGACGGGTGCTGCCGTTGCAACGGGCCGTACTATCACCGCAATTAACTACACCACTGGCGTAGTTACTTTCGACGGTGCAACCGTAGCTACCGCTACGACCGACGGTATTTACCGGGCAGGTAACTACTCGTCTGGTACGCAGCGTGAGCCAAACGGTCTTGCCAAGATCGTTGCTTCGACTGGTATTCTTCACGATATCAACCCCTCTTCCGAGCCAAAGTGGGCGGCCGTTTCGGTCGCTCTTGGTGGCTCTCTTACCGAAGAGGCGATGATTAAGCGGTGTGACGAAGTTCGTGTAAACGGTGGGAAGATCTCCGCGATCTTCACTTCGCTTGGCGTGCGTCGTGCATACTTCAACCTGCTTCGTCAGGATCGCCAGTTCGTCAACACTCAGACCTTCGATGGCGGTTACACCGGTCTACCGTTCAACTACGGTACCGAGATTCCCGTCGTGGAAGATCCTGATTGCCCGGCTTCGACAATGTATTTCCTCACCGAGAAGGACCTTACGATCCGGCAGACGAAGGATTGGCACTTCGACGACCGGGACGGTAGCATCTTCAAGTGGGTCGGCGGCTACGATGCCTACGACGTCATGATGAAGCGTTACTGGAACGTTTCGACCTACCGGCGTAACGGTCACGCAGTAATGACCGGTATCACCGAGGCGTAACAAACCTTACAATTTAATAGGGCTCCAGCCCTCCGATCGAGGGAGAGTCCGTGGGAGGTTATGGCCCCACGGACTCTCCCTCTTTTCATTTAGGACTATGCAAAATCTAAATCTAGAACAATATGTCATTATTGCAGGCCAAGCCTTTGAGCGCGATATGCTAGGAGTTGTAGAAGAAATCCAATATCGCTGGCCCAATCTTCGAGTTCAGTACCTAGATCCTAGTCGAGCAAGCGGGATTGTAGACGCTCCGTATCAAATCGTAGAGCGCACACAAGATGGACGAGAGCGAGTCGTTCTACAGGTGTGGAACATGGACAGTTCTGTTCTAGATAAGCTGCACATGATGGACCAAGCGAACGTCGATGTGCAGAAGTTGTACGACGATCAAGTAGCAAAAGCACAGGCCGAGAAGGACGCAAAGAAAGCCGAAGAGGCTGGCGTCAATCAGGACCTGCTTGCTACAGGAATGAAGCATCTTAGCTCCGGTAAGCTTCGGTTTACCTTCCGTGACGAAGAGTCCGGCGATCTAAAGGTTGTAAAGAATGGCTAACGTAGCAGTAACCCACACTGTAGTGCATACCGCTGCCGCAAACTACGCAGCGCCCGACAAAACTCCGCAGCTAATCAAGTGCAAGAACCTCGACAACACCCATACTCTTTGGGTAGCTCTTTTTGACGGTACAGTGGCCGCTCAATTCGGAGACGAGTGCGAAGCTGTAGGTCCAGGCGAAGCAGTAGTGCTTCCTTGGCGGACTCAGTACAGCATGATCGCAGATGGCGGCAGCATTAAAGTAAATCTCGCTGCACAGCAGGGTCGATAATTGTCACGCCCCGATTGGTATTCAGTTCGGGGCCAGAAAGGACTAGACGGTCCTGTAGGTCCGCTCGGTCCTGTAGGACCCCAAGGAGATATCGGTCCTCAGGGAGCACAAGGCCCGCAAGGTTCTACTGGCCCACAAGGTAGTCAAGGTCCCCAAGGAGATTTCGGTCCACAAGGAACTCAGGGAGTTCAGGGACCACAAGGAATTCAGGGACCACAGGGAGATATTGGACCGCAAGGACCACAAGGAAACTTGGGTCCACAAGGTCCGCAAGGAGATATTGGTCCGCAAGGTAATACTGGACCGCAAGGTCCGCAGGGTGACGCTAGTACGGTCCCCGGTCCGCAGGGTGCTACAGGGGCTACAGGGGCGCAGGGCGCTAACGGAGCACAAGGGGCGCAGGGTCCTGCTGGACCGCAGGGTGACTACGGCCCACAAGGCTCACAGGGGCCTCAGGGGGCACAGGGAGCACAAGGTCCACAGGGTGCCGCCGGTACTGATGCACAGCTACCGTCAGGTACTGTTACCGCCTACGCCGGTAGTACCGCTCCTACAGGCTGGCTGCTTTGTTACGGTCAAGTAGTAAGCCGTGCATCTTACCCAAATCTATTTACCGCAATTGGAACTGCCTACGGTGTAGGCGATGGATCAACCACTTTCGGACTCCCTGATTTACGGGGTCGAACGGTAGCTGGTCTAGACAACATGGGTGGAACCGCAGCAAATAGACTTACTTCTACTACAATTACTGGTGGTGCAACAACTCTAGGTAATAGTGGTGGCGCGCAAACGCACACGTTGACTGGAGCGGAGTCCGGTACAAGCTCTCACACTCACACCCAGAATAGCCACGGACATACCCAGAACTCTCACTTGCACTATGTAGACTACACTAGCGTTACAGGCGGAGTGCTTAGCGGCTTTGTTCTTGGACAGGCCGTGGCTAATCTTGCACAAACCGGAAGCACGACAGCTACAAACCAGAGCACTACTGCTACCAATCAAAACTCTACGGCCGCAAATGCGTCTAGCGCGCATAACAACGTGCAGCCGAGCATGGTTCTAAACTACATTATTAAGACCTAGGAAGTTATGCCAGTAGTCAACTTAAGAGATGGTTGGATTATTACTGAGCCGCCCAATCCGATGCCTGACGATGAGTTTGCGTGGAGAACTTTAATTGTTAGGCAGGGGGCGCTAGCGGCTTCGGATTTCCAAATGCTTCCAGATGTTGTGTCAGACAAGATTGCATGGGAAGCTTATCGGGCAGCCTTGCGAGACGGCCCAGCAATTCTAGCAACACGAAACGGGGACGAAGTAACTATCCCTGATCCGCCAACATGATTTCTGTCATCACTCCAACTTACAATACGCCTCCCGAAGTTCTGGCTCGTACATGGGCTTCACTCAAAGCCCAGACTTTCACAGACTGGGAGTGGGTTGTGTGGGATGATTCAGAAGGGGAACAGGTGTGGCGACAACTGTACGGCTTCGCCTCAGATGAGCGATACAAGCTGTCTGCCCACCGTTCTCTCATTCATTCTGGTAAGATCGGAGAAGTCAAGCGTAACGCCTTCATGGTTGCCGATGGCGACATTCTAGTAGAACTGGATCACGATGACGAGCTTACCCCCGACGCTTTATCAGTTCTGGATATCGCGTTTTCTGACAAGACTGTAGGCTTTGTCTACTCAGATTGGTGTGAGATTCTGCTTTCAGGAGAATCGGGAATCTATCCGGATGGGTGGGCTTTCGGATATGGATCGCATTACTGGTGTGAAGAACACAACGTATGGGCAATGAAGGCACCGCCTATCAACGCTACAACGATCCGACACATTGTATCTGCTCCAAACCATGTAAGAGCATGGCGAGCGAATGTCTACCGTAAGCTAGACGGGCACGATCCTCAGCTACCTGTAGCCGATGACTACGAGCTTGTAGTGCGAACGGTTCTAGAAACAAAGTATCATTATATTCCACAGATGCTGTATAAGCAGCACATTGGGCCAGCAACAGCCCAGCGAACAAGAAACGGTCTGATTCAGACTCTAGTCGCAGAGATTGCGAGCGAATACGATGAGCGAATCACAGAAAAGTTTGGAGAAAGAAAGTGGCAGTAGTAAACTGGCAGAAGGCTATCCTTCTTGGTCTAAGTTTGGTTGCAGTTGTGGTTCTTGGTATTACCGATGTGCTACCCCCAGAAGCCGTTTCTGGCGCTCTTATGACGGTTCTTGGGTATGTGGCAGGCAACACCGTTGGCGCCAAGAAGTCTGACCCGATCACCCCTGTAATCGGTCGTCGCGAGAACCCTGAGGTCTGAGTATGTCAACGCTACAGCAGGTCGTAACTCGGGTACAGCGGTTGTTCGGTGACGAGGATGCTGCTGTAGCTACTGTTGCTGAGGTTGTAGATTATGTCAATGAAGCTATCCGACAGTTTGCTCAAGATACTGATGGGTTCTTTTCTACTCTGTCTACTGGCGGTACTACTTCTGCTACCGGAACTATTAGTCTAGATGTAGACATGCTGCGAGTCTCTTCGTACCGCATCTACATTGGATCCTCTACTCCCGGTACAGGAACAGCGGTACGAATTCCAGCACTTGATCCAGCCAACTATCGAGATAGCTACGATGCAGCTCAGCCTCTAGGCTACTGGATGCTTTCGCAGGGAACAGTTCAGCTTTACCCCCGTGTAATCTCACAGCCCTACTGGCAGACTGTAGAAGGTGTAGTCGTTCCGGCAGACTTAGTAACGCTAGGTAACGCCACAGGCTTTGATCGTCAGGTAGAGGACGCCCTAATACGCTACGCTCTATACCTTCTTTATCTAAAGGTAGGGGATACGACAATGGCGGGAGCTGCTGTTGCAGATTATGGCCGTAAAGTCGCTAACATCAACTACCATCGCCAGAACCCTGTAATGTACGACTTTGCCACAGTCAAGCAGCCCGATCTTGAGCCGGAGGTGATCTACGAGTGAAAGCAGAGACTGCTGTTCTAACCGGTTTTAAGGGCATCAATCTACAACAGAAGTCGATGCTTGCCGACGGCCAACTAGTTGATGCCCAAAACGTAGTAATTGGGGATCAGGGCACGATTAAAAAGCGCCCCGGCATTAATATCAAAAGCGCGCATCAGGGAATTTCTAGTATTTCTGGAAAAAGTTTTATTATTCTAGGATACGCGAACTCCGCAACCGCTTCGACAATGGTTTTCGTCTCAAACGGTACGAATGTTTACGGGTACTATCCTGATCCTGGCACAGAAATTCTAACCCTGGGGCCTTCTTCTGCTGTAGTTGATATTGAAACAGCCGTACAGTTTGAAAATAAAGCGTACATTTTCTCCAGCACGGGTAGACCCACGGTTTATACTAGTACTGGAGCTACTACTGGTACTTTTGTAGACGTAGGATTTAACCTTATTAAGCCCCTAACAGCTACTACTTCTGCAGGGAACACGGTTACTGTAGGCGTAGGCAACACTTCTGTCTTTACTCTAGGTCAAGCGGTAGATATTCGGGTAACCTCCACTGGAGCAATTGCAGCAGGGTTGCAGAATCGTACGATCACTAACATTAATGCAGGTACTGGTGTTCTTACCCTAAGCGGTACCGCAGGTACCACCTCTACAGATACCACAATGGGCGTGTACGGGGCTCGCGGAAACCTAGAGAGTTTCAACGCTAGCGCTACATTCTCTATCGTACACAAAGATAGGATCTTTTACTTCAACAACAAGGATACATCAGCTAGTCCGGGACCGTATACGTCTCGATTGTATTTTACGGAACTATGGGCTGATGCCAACTTTGATACTTCTCAGGCATACGACCCGCTAAACTATGTTGATGTAGACCCTGGGAATGGCGATTTTCTAGTTTCCGCAGCAAGCTTTGGCGATCAATTAATTCTTTTTAAGCGTTTTAGCACATGGGTGCTCTACACTGATGGCGCTCCA